TCGATCCCAGCTCTCCAGTCGGATAGGCCGCCGATTATCGTTAATAGCCGTAATGCGGATAGTAGCGTCATCGCCAGACTTATTACGTCCCTTAACGCCGCACCATGGCGCTACCTTAATGAAGTCGGCCAGGAAGAACGCGTTAAACGCAATACCTCCATCGACCTCGTGTAGCGTGCCAGACTTAGGGATAAGGCTAAGAACGTCAGGGTACTTACCGTCGACAAGTCGACCACCGTAGCGCCAGTCCTCGTTAGCGTTACCAATAGTGAAAGTAAGGTTATCCTCCACCGTTATAGTTACCTCGTCACCAGTCTTAGCCGCGTCTTTAGCGGCCTTAGCCAAGGTATCGCCAGGAATCAGCATAGAACCGGCATCAGCGCTAGCACTAATAGCTTCGCGCTCGATCGTCACCAACTTATAACGATCGTTAGCGATAGCCATAACATTAGTCACGGTGCCGTCAGTCTTAAAGTCCAACAGGACACCAGTTAGTAGGTGCCCAGCCTTATCGCTGCTAGCGAACGCGTTAGCGCTAGCCAGGTCGGTGAACGCGTTAGCGCTCATAGTTAATACAGTCATATTATCCCTTATCTAAATTGCCGTTAGTGTCTCACTCTAACGGGACTAGGCACTATGCCTAATCGCTCATGGCCTTGGTATCGATCCAAGCTAGGCGGCCTATCCGCGCCACGATTACTACATTACTACTTATACAGTTTCGCTACAAGTGCCGTTAATAGAATCGGCGTTAGCATTAGCACCAGGATCGCTAGCGGCGTGTTAGGTATTAGTTGTGCGACCTTATAGCCGGTGTAGGCCGCTACTGGTGCCAGGCAGATAATCGCTAGGTGTCGGTTATCGTGTCTCATGTTAGTAATCTTCCACTAGCCGCGCTAATTCTTTCACCGCGTCATCATCACCTAGAACGCGTAGCCAGTTACGGCCTTGGCGCTCCAGTAGCTTCCATGTCTTATAGGTAGTAGCGCTCCATCCGTGATACTCATTAGCGAACGATTCTAATGTTTCGCAATCTCGGTATATGTAATAGTCAGAACTAACTACGCTAATGATATCGGTAGCAGTAGGATCGTTAGTAATCGCGCTGCCGGTGTAGTAGTGAATCGTCATTCGGCGGCGATTCCTACCTATGGTGACTAGGTAAGGTGTCATGCCATTAGTCCAATCTGGCGCATCACCAGGCGCGGCGCTAATCGGCGTGATAGTGATCCTGATTCCTAGCCGTTCTAGCGTGTCATTAACGCTAGTCTCAATATCCGTTGTGGTGTCGATAGCCATTAGTTGCCGCTAATCCATATAGCCGGTGTCTGCTCGTGGTAGCTCGTGCTATTGGCATTACCTTTAAGGCCGTCAGGGATAACTAATACATGTCCCATGCCGCCGCCGCTAGCCGTAATGCTCCAGGAGTAGCCGGTAATCGTGCTAAGAATGACCGCGAGATCGTTTAGGCGCTGCTCACAACCTTCTTCGACCCGCTCCCATCCACGCGCAGAAACCTCCTGCTGATAATCGGCGCGACGGTGCAACTCATAACGCTCATCGCCGTTGACCTTCCACGCTAGGCGGCGTAGTGTTTCAACTATTGGCGGCGTGTTGTGCTGCTCCTCCATAGCCCGCCAAGCCTTAGCACCGTTTCGCGCCATCAAACTAATGATGGTCCTAATGCGGCCATCAATATCGGCGGCCTTAATCTCATCCGGTAGCCGGTTAAAGATCTCTAGCCCGTCTTTAGTAACGCTAGCCGCGTCAATTCGTTTCATTGTGTAGGCCATTAGTTAAAGCTCCAGGTGCCTACGCGGTTGCCATTAATGTCGCGGATAGTGCCGCTAGTGCTGCCGGTGTCGATAGAACGCGCTACCTCCTGCAGCGCGTTAGCTACATCCCAAGTATCTGACATGGCATCATTACCCATGTTAATAGTTAGTGTGAACGTGTCCACAATTACCCTTCTTTCATTAGTTAAATGTAGGTGTCTCGCGCCTACATAATTAGATTAGCACCTAATCGCGCTAGCCGGTGTCTTTGAATCACCTAGGCGGCCTTTAACCGCTACTAGCTACCTTAATACCTAGTCCTCTTCCTCTTCCTCTTCAACTACCTTAGCGCCCATGTCCGCTACCTGATCGTTATAGGCGAGAATACATAACGCGTACCAATATTCGTTCGATATCTCTTCTTCCTCGCGCCCATAGAAAGTTAGTGACTTATACCATGGGCCGCTACCATCATCGATTAGCGCCGTGATGACGGTAGCTCCACTACCATAGGCTAGGCCGATAGTGTAAGGGCCTTGTGTCTCTATGTCTTTAATATCGTTAAACGGCATCAGGCACCGGCCTTTAATGATTCGATTACCTCTGAGAGATACGCGATTAATTCTGCATTGTGTGCCGTTAGCGCGGCGGCCTTATCGCGGCATTCTTCGTCCTCGTTAGCGTTAATGCCGTAGTAGCGGATTAATGCGCGGTTAGCGTAGATAATCTCTGCCACGTCGCTAGCGTTATCGGTAGTAATCGCCAATGGCATGATGCCGGCATCAATGGCAGATTCCAATTCACGAGCAACGCGCTCAATAATGATCTCTTTACGGTCCCATCCCTCAGAGTAAATCAATTCAATGACGGTGCCGTTAATGGTGACGTGCTCGTTATACGTGTGGCACTTGCCTAGCGTGTCTGATTCCAATTCTGTAACGCGGTTTCGGCGCTTGGAGCTAAGTTGCCAAGTGATTAAATCACTTAAGTTATTAATCACAATTATGTCGCTAATCGTTGTGCGCGTAGCCATTATGCGCCTACCTTCTCGCGAGATTCGTTGAATTGAATAGCTAGATCCACGATCAGATTCGCGCTAATGTCCTGGCCGAACACGGTGACTTGTGTTGTGTCGCCGTTGTCTTTGTATTGCCAGATAGCTCCACTAGTGGCGATCATGCCGCCCCCCGCGAACACAATTAAAGTCTCTCGCGATTGAATCACGGTGAGTAATGTATTAATGTTGAACGCTTGGAGAATCTCCCGCGCATCACTTAAAACAGTTGATGTAGTCATGTTATCCCTTTTCTATGTTCTGCCGGTGTCTCACTACCGGATCAACTACATACTACACTCGCGAGCTACCTAAAGCAAATCTTAAACACAGATAATCAACATCACAAATATAGATAACGCTATCCGGTGGCCGTATCTCTATTGTAGATAATTCCTGGCGCATTATCACGATCTATTCTACGTCACTAGCGCGAGCTATGCCGCGTTGATCGTGTCTCGCGTGTCTGCCATGCGTGAAGATCCGGTGATGTAGTTGTGTAGTTGTGGTGTTAGCCATTCCCTCGTCCACCCTACTCTCGCACCATCACTCACTGAGCCAACTCGCGTGTCTGACTGGTAGTGTGCCGAGACGGGGGTCGTTCGCCCGATTGGTTATCCTCTCTACGGAGAACTGTCATTATCGCCATATTTACCAGGGGTTTTACACAGATCGCATACATTTTTAATTTAAAAACCCTCACGTCACGAACCGCCAGGTTCGGGACAAAGGCGTCTGTCAAACCAGCTTTAATTTGTACTAGCAAAACCACTGTCACCGGACTTCATAGACTGGAGTCATCGCACGGGTCTGTAGTCCTTGCTAACCGTCTGTCCTCATCGCATTTTCTTAGCAAGGGTTAAAAGCGTTTAAAAACAACTCGCCCGACTTTCCCTCACCTTTTTGTAATTCTTGACAGGCTGCTACCACCGCACGGCGCAAGGAGAGGCTGTGAACCAAGTCGGTAGTTCTTGCCGTTTCATCTGTGTTCAGACGTGCGCCAACCTAATACCGCTCTAACCGGCTAACTACGGCGAGTATCTGTTTCCAGGCTCACACTCCGCGGCGACTTCCACGCACGACCGCTACCAATGGCGATACACCCATGATACACCATCCGCGGCGCGGCGCAAGTCCTTCCGGCGTAACTTTTTGGTATCACCGCTGATACACTTGTACGTGCCCTTAAAACGCGGAAGCTCTGCCAAAACAGTCTCGGCCAACATTAAGACCGAGATGAAGGCGGGGAAGCCCCAGAAGCAGGCGGTTGCCATTGCTCTGTCCAAGGCCGGAAAAGCGAGGAAGAAATAATGTGCATCACCTGTGGCTGTGACAAGATGTGTAACTGCGCTGGGTGCGCTGTTCTTGCCGCGAAGTTCTCCAGCGAGCCGATCAGCGACAACCCGCCAAAGACCGACGAGTACTAGTCCGAATTGTATGCGGTCGGCGGTGCGCTGACCCCCTTTCTCTGCTATACTCGGATTACCGGAAAATCCAGTTCGAACTGCGGTAAGCGATAGGGACCCCTTGGTTTAGGCCAGGGGGTCCCTGTGCGTATGCACCTCGGTGCTTCAGAAATTTTTTAGGTCCCCCGCAAGTGTGGTAGTATGAGTATGTCCAGTTGTATTTGATGTTGTCGCGTCAATACAGCCAATTCCAGTTGGTATGGACCGATACAACAAAGTTCCTGTCGGTACTTGAGAAACATAAAGACCCTCGCCGCAAGGTGGGGGTCTTTATGTATTAGGCGGAATTGTGTTAGAGTTGTAGCATGCTACTAAAAGGGAATTGCCTCGAAACGCTCAAGACGCTGGCCGACAACAGCGTGGACTCAATCGTCACCGACCCACCCTACGAACTGGGCTTTATGGGCAAGTCGTGGGACGCCTCGGGCATTGCCTACAACCAAGACCTGTGGGCCGAGTGTCTCCGTGTGCTGAAGCCAGGCGGCCACCTGCTGGCGTTCTCCGGCTCTCGCACCTACCACCGCATGACCGTCGCCATCGAGGACGCAGGCTTCGAGATCCGTGACCAGATTATGTGGCTCTACGGCTCGGGGTTCCCGAAGTCGCTGGACGTGAGCAAGGCGATAGACAAGGCGGCTGGAGCAGAGCGTGAAGTGACTGCAACTAAACCCCAGACCGGCGCAAAGTTTAAGGCTATTGCTGACGACATAGACAACGGTGGTTTCAATGACCCGAATAGAACCGAGTTCAACATCACCGCCCCTGCTACCCCCGAAGCCCAACGCTGGCAAGGCTGGGGAACAGCCCTAAAGCCAGCCCACGAACCCATCTGTGTCGCTCGCAAGCCCCTGACCGGCACAGTGGCCTCGAACGTGCTGGAGTGGGGAACGGGTGCGCTGAACATTGACGGGTCAAGGGTGGGCAAGGCAGACGGTTTTGGTGGTGGCGCAAAAGGAACTTCCGGCTTTGCAACAGGTTATGAAAGTGATGGTTTTGTAGCAAGCACACAAGGTCGCTGGCCTGCCAACGTAATCCACGACGGAAGCGACGAGGTGCTGGCAGGGTTCCCAAACTCAAAGGGCGGAGCGTACCCAGCCAAGCGAGGACAGGCAGTGAACACATCGTTCGCAAGCGGTCAAGAAACCGAGGGCGGTTATCGGGCTATGGGCGATGACGGTTCCGCCGCTCGCTTCTTCTACTGCGCTAAGGCAAGCAAGTCCGAGCGCAACGCAGGGCTAGACATTGAGCATTTTCCGCTAAAGAATTATACAGAAGCAAACAAGATGGGTGGAGCAGGTGACACTATGCTCACAGGCTCAGGAAATCCTAGAGATAGTCGCAAGCAGAACTTCCACCCCACCGTCAAGCCCATCGCCCTGATGCGATACCTCGTCAAGTTGGTCACGCCACCGAACGGAACCGTCCTAGATCCGTTCCTCGGCTCCGGCTCAACGGCAGTGGCCTGTGTCCTCGAGGGCTTCGACTGGGTGGGCTGCGAGATGACCGAGGACTACTGGCCAATCATCGAGGCACGGGTCGAGTGGGCGCACAGCCAGCCCAAAACTTTGATATAATTAAATTGTGCAAGTCGCACAACTCAGTAGCACTCGTGCTTCTCAAAGACCCCTGCCGTAACAGGTGGGGGTCTTTGTGTATAATGACGGTATGACCAAAACCATTAACACTCACGTTACTGCTGTGATTTCTGCGGCCTCGTCAATCCTGGCTTTGCTTCACCCAGGGTTTGAACTGAACTCAGTTGTTCAGGCATTTGCCGTTACTGTTCCAGCTCTGATTGCCGGTGGCATTGAAGCCCTGCACTTTGTCAAGGAACACACGCTCAAGGCAGACCTGATTGGCGCCAACCACGTTGTCCAGCAGTTGCTTGCTGCTCAGGCTGCGCCAGCCACTGAGCCTGCGGCCACGCCTGCGCCTACGACGCCAGCCGCCTAATGGCTACCGAGGATTCGATTGCCAGTTCACTCCGTGAGTGGCTCGACACGAATCTTCCCAAATTTCTAACTAGCATCAACTCCGAACTTCTTGATGAAGAAGAGTGGAAGATGCCGGTCATTGAGGACTACTGCCTCGTCGTTGCTGTGAGCGATTACAGCGATGGCGGTGGCGGTGTCTTTACGATTTATGGGAACACACCAACGTACCGAGTGACCGGACTGCTTACAACCGCATTAAATAGTTAATGGCCGTTACACCCGTCCAACGGAAGAAGTACTTTGAAGCACGCGCAGCGGGTTTTTCCATTGCCGAAAGCGCTCGCAAGGCGAAGTTCTCTGAGGCCACAGCATATCGTGTTGAGAAGGCCGCGCAGAATCTACGTGCGGATGAGGGCATCGACTCGTCGGCGGCTAACTACCGAGAACTAAAGGCAGAGGCCAAGTTAGACGGACCAAAGCCGTATGACCGACTATCTGCCGAAGCACAGCGTTCGCTAGAAGATTTTGCCTATTTCCGTCGCCGGTACTTTGGTCGCATCGCTACGCCGTGGCAGGAAGAAGCCGGTACTGAACTGGTCAAACTCCTAGAGTCGGACCAGAAGGAATACGTGGTAATGAATATGCCACCTGGTTCCGGTAAGACCACCCTGCTTCACGACATGACGTGCTGGATTATCTGTCGCAACCGATCGGTTCGTTTGCTGACTGGTTCCGCTACAATGTCTCTAGCAAAGCGAAACCTGATGCGAGTTAGGCGTTCGTTAGAGCGAACTATTCCTGAGCTGGCCGATGACACGCTCAAAGCCCGTGGTCAAGCGGTAGATGCTGAATCAACCCTAGCCATTGACTTTGGGCGCTTTAAGCCTTTGGAAAAAGAACTGTGGACCAATGAAGCGTTCATCGTTATGCAACCCGAAGAAAACGGCGCCATCTCAGAAAAGGAACCAACGCTAAGCGCCTACGGTATGGACTCTGGTTTCATTGGTGGCCGTTTTGACGGTTGCTTCTGGGACGACCTTGTGGACCCTCGTAAAGTGCGAAGTGCTGAACAGCGCGAGGCGATGGAGGACTGGTATCAGGACGTGGCCGAAACCCGTCTTGAGCCTGCTGGCATGCTGGCTCTTATTGGCCAGCGGCTTGCTCCTGATGATTTGTACCGTTTTGCTTTGGACATGACCCAACCACTAGAAGATGAAGATACCTTAGATGAGCTTACCGATGATGAGATCGCCAATCTGCGACGAGACAAGAAATACAAACACCTGCTGTACCGCGCACACTACGAAGAAAAATGCGCTCCAGACAGTCATAAGCGAAACGCCGAAGCGTACCCGAAAGGTTGCCTACTTGACCCTCGGCGCCTACCCTGGCGGGAAATCTCAAACCTTATGTCCAACCGTGGCGAACGCTTTGCGGTCGTTTATCAGCAAGAGGACATCGCGCTAGATGAAACTTTGGTACGAAACGAGTGGGTCTATGGACACGGAACTTCGCCTGGCTGCATCGATAAGGAACGCGACCGATGGGAAATACCACCTGGCATCAACCCTGCCGATTGTATGGTTGTCGCCACGGCAGACCCGTCGCCAACTAACTATTGGTCAATTCAATGTTGGCTATATCACCCTGAGAGTCAGCAACGGTTTCTGCTTGACCTTATTCGCAAAAAGATGGAAGCGCCAGAATTCCTTGAGTATAACTACAATCTCAGTGAATTCACTGGGGTCATGGAAGAGTGGCAGCGCCTATCGACCAGTCTCGGTTTCCCGATCCAGACGTGGGTGATTGAACAAAACGCCGCTCAGCGATTCATGCTCCAGTATGACCACTTCAAACGCTGGCGACAACTCAACGGCGTTGAAGTAATCCCCCACAACACCAACACCAACAAAAGTGACGCCAACTACGGTGTTACGACGATTTCCCAGCATTGGCGCTTTGGTCGTGTAAGATTGATGGGTAAGGGTGAAGGTAAAACTCGGTCAATGCATTTGATTGACGAGGTTACTAAATACCCTCACGGACGTACAGATGACTGTGTAATGGCTGAGTGGTTCTTTGAGTGGAACATCCCCAACCTCTACCAGCCTAAGACACGACAGGTACAGGCGTGGCGACCCAAATGGGTACGTAGCACGCAAC